CGATCCGGTGGTGTTGGGTGAGATTGGAATTCCCCCTCCTGCGCCTGCGGGAGTCCCAGCTTTCCTGCGTCACTCTATCCCGCGACTGGTCGTAAAGGCCCGTCGATTCGGGGTAACTAATCTGGTCCAGCTTTCCTTTATTGGAAGAGGACTGGGTTACGGAAGTGACAAGGTGGAAGCTGAGGCTCTCAAGAAGCACAGGGAACTGTTGTCTCGTCGGGGTCTTACCCCTACTTCCAAGCTCCGAGAAATCGAGGCTTGGGGAGAGCAATGGGGCAGGGCATTCGGTCGCCGTTCCGATTTCGACTCGGCATCCTTGAGAGCCACTACCTCGGCCTGTCTCGAAAGAGTTAGGTCGATGGGAGGGCTCAATATGGAGGCTCGCGAAGCCATTAATGAATGGTTCGAGGAGCCAGCTGAGCGTCTTTGGTTCGACGGCTTGGACGAAGCCCGCCTCTGGCACTCCCATTCTGTTCTCGAGACGCTCTATCCATCGTTTTACACGGACGCTACCCGGATTACTCCTCAGGGTGAGGAGAATTTCCAGGTACAGGGGTCTGCGGCAACCCGCGGGACCACTGAGTTCGTGTGTAACATTATGGAAGATGCGCTCGCAGAGCAGGGAAGGATCGGTAAGATCTTTAGAGACTTGTCCGTGGTTAACTACCACTCCAACGTGACTTTGGCATCGGTGGCCAATCGCCGTCGTCCCTATGGCCCTACTGAGGTAGGTCCATTGGAGCGAACGGTAGATGAGCGCCGGGAGGGCCCTCACCCCTGGGCAAAGGTCTCGGTCGTAAAAGAACGAGGCTTTAAGGCCCGGGTGGTGACGAAGTCCCCCTGGTACATCGTTGAGATGGGCCACCTCGTCCGGAGCTTTGTCTGGCCAGCACTTGAGCGGGACCCTAGAATTAGGGCCGCTCTCGAAGGGGAGCGTTTGAAGGCTCTCTTTGATGACCTTGTTGAGAATCCTCTGACCTGCCCAAAGGGGGTCGGAGATCTCATTGCGGTCAGTGCTGACTTGACTTCGGCAACGGACGGGCTTCATCGTGATGCCATTATGTCGATGTGGAGAGGCGTTTGCCGCGGACTTGCAGTTCCCGATGACGTGCATCTTGTGGGA